CTATGGCGCGCCCGATAACAGGCGTGCGAAGCGGAGCATGGTGTTGAAACCAGCCACTAAATCGGCCAATTGAGTATCCTGCAGGTCGGCTACCGCATCCGTACCGAACGCCCGCTTCAATTCCCCTCGGAACGCCTCTTCAACCTTCTCGCCTTCGCCAGCCAGGAAGCCCTCCAGCCGGTGAATCAAGGTCTTCCGCTGGGCATCCAGGCCGGATTCCATGGTCAGGTTAAGGACGGTGACCGGGGCCTGAAAGATGATGGTGGGGGCTGCCTGGGAAATCTGCCTGTTGTCGTTGCTGCCGGCAGCCGATGCCAGCAATCTCCGCGCCTCGGTCGTCCAATCTTTCCCACCCATCGCCATCAACTCGCTTGATTCAATAAGTCCTTGAGGATTTCACCGGGTATTTGGCCTTTTGCAACAACGTCCGTCAATTGTTTGTATACAAGAGCGATCATTTCCCCCTTCTTTTCCGGGGGTAAGGTTGCCTGACGTGCCCGCAACAATTCTTCGACTGCCGTGATGGCCCCGGCCAAGGCGCCCGCATTGACGCTTTCGATCTTTGGCTCCAGCAAGGGGGCGCTGGCCATCTGCGGCCCTTCCCCGGTGACCAGCCAATGGCCGCTATAGCCCAGGGCGCAAAGCTTGGCCAAAAACTCCGCATCCGGTTGTCGCTCGTCCCGCTCGTAGCGGCCGATGGTGTTCTTGTCGACGCCCAAACGGGTTGCAAAGTCCGGCTGCCGCACATCTCCACGCACCATTCGGATGCGCTCCCCAACGGTCTGGCCTTTGGTTTCAGCGGACATAGCCACGGCTGAAACTCCGGCACAGGCCCGCTGAAACCGTTTCAGCGGCATTCAACTGATTGAATAATAAAGGTGTTTTAGACATCCAGGCCACGCAAGGCACCGCCCAGCCGCTGAAACTGCCGAACGGTGTTTTTCGCCGTTGCAAATAACCCCGTTTGGGGTTTATAACGTTTGCCATGTCAAATGCCATTGCAACTACTGACGTCCCAAAAAACCCCGCCATCAGGCGGGTGTGGATTTGCGGCCAGCTCCGTATCCGGGGCACCAGCCTGCGTGCGTTGGCGCTCAGGGCCGGAGTAACCCATCAGGCCATGAGCGCCGCCCTGATGGCGCCCAACATTCATCTCGAACCGGCCATCGCCGAGGCCATCGGCTTGACGCCCCAGACGCTATTTCCCGAGCGCTTCGGGGCGGGCGGGGTCCGGCTGACCAGGACTCGCACCATTCAGCGTAGCACGCAGCCAAGGTGCGACAAGGTCGAAAGTGCGGGGGGACGCTGACATGACCCGCCGCCGCCAGGACCCGACCACGCCCCTGCTGGACTGGCAGCCGCCGCCGATCACCCGCCGCTACCCGGACGTGGCGCTCAAATCCACCTCGCTGGCGACCCTGCTGGCCAAGGCGGTCAGCCTGACGCTCAAGGATTGCGGCATGAGCCGCGCCGATGTCGCCCAACGCATGAGCGCCTATCTGGGCGAGACCATCTCGGAAAACATGCTGGACAACTACGCCAGCGAGGCCCGCGCCGACACCGTCATCAACGGGGTGCGGATCATGGCCCTGGCCCATGTCACCGACGATGTCCGGCTGCTGCAGGTGATGGCCGAGCCCTTCGGCTGGGCGGTGGTCGATGACCGCTATGTCTCGCTGATCCGCGCCACCCAGATCCGCGAGAAGGCCCGCGAGCTGGAGCAACTGGCGGCGGTCGAGGAGCGGCGGGCACGGGGGGCGGGACGATGAGCGACTGGATGACCGCCGCCGAATTGGCCGGGCTGGGCCTGCCCAAATTTCCCGCCTCTCCCCAGGGCGTCAACAAGCGGGCCGGCACCGAGGGATGGCCGCGCCGCCGCCGCGCCGATGCCACCCACGCCTGGGAATACCGGGTAGCCGCCATCCTGCCCGCCCTGGACGACGCGGCCCGCGAGATCCTGCGGCACGGCCACGCCCACCATGTCGCCGCATCTCTCCTCCCGGCGCCGGTAGTGGCCGCCGCCGCCACGAGTCTGGCCCCGGTGGAACTCATCGGCGACACCACCCACCTGACCAACAGCCAGCGCGCCATCATGGATGCGCGGGCCGCCATCCTGGCCTATGTGGACCGGCTGATCCCCGTCGCCGGCGGTATCACCCAGGCGCGCCAACAGGTGGAGCGGCTGGCCAAGGGGGGCAATCTGCCGCCCGAGATCGCCCGGCTGCTGCCGGTGGCCAACGCCAAGGCCGGCACGGCGGGCAGCCGCACCATCTGCCTGCGGACCCTGATCAACTGGCACACCGAGCGCACGGCGGCCGGCGGCAAGGCCGTCGCCCTGGCGCCCAAGGTGCCGGAGCCGGACATGAGCGTCCCCGCCTGGGCGCCCGCCTTGCTGTCGCTTTACAACACACCCACCAAGCGCTCGCTGCGCGACATCGTCGAAAACGATCTGGCCAAGCCGGGTGCCCTGCCCATGGGTATCGCGCCGCCCAGCTACGGCCAGGCGCGGCGCTGGCTGGACAAGGTCTCGACCATCGAGCGCAACCGGGGCCGTTTGGGTCCGAAAGAGCTCAAGTCGCTGCAGCCCTATGTCCGGCGCGACCTGTCCGGCCTCGATCCCCTCGACATCGTGCAAAGCGACGGCCATTGCCTGGATGCCGAGGTCACCCACCCCCGCCACGGTCGCCCCTTCCGGCCCGAGATGACCACCATCATCGATCTGGCCACCCGCCTGTGCGTCGGCTGGTCGGCGGGGCTGGCCGAAAACGCCCTGGGGGTGACCGAGGCCATCGTCTACATGGTCACCCGCTGGTGCATCCCGGCGGTGTGGTACGTGGACAACGGCTCGGGCTACAACAACCAGCTGATGGATGACGGGCGCACCGGCCTGCTGGCCCGCATCCGCACCACCAAGCTCAACCGCCTGCCCAACAACCCCCAGGCCGGCGGCTATGTGGAGCGCTCGCACCAAAGCATCTGGATCAAGGGCGCGCGTCGCCTGCCCACCTATATGGGCCGGGACATGGACCGCCAGGCCGGGCAGAAGGTGCACAAGATCACCCGCGCCGACATCAAGGCGTTTGGCGCCTCGCGTCACCTGATGGCCTGGAACGAGTACCTGGCCTGGGCCGAGGCGATGGTGACCGAGTACAACAACACCCCCCATCGCGGCCTGCCCAAGATTACCGACCCGGTGACCGGGCGGCGCCGTCACCAGACCCCCATGGAGGCCTGGACCGCCGCCATTCAACGCGGCTGGAACCCCCTGCGGGTGTCACAGGCCGAGGCCGCCGACCTGACCCGGCCCTACGAGACCCGCAAGGTGCTGCGCGGCACCGTCTCCGTGCTGGGCAGCAGCTATTTCAACCGCGATCTCAAGGACTGGCACGATTGCGAGGTGCTGGTGGGCTACGACGTCCACGACGCCTCCAAGGTCTATGTCCGCGATCTCGACGGCCGCCTGATCTGCGAGGCGGGATTCGAGGCCAACAAGCGCTCGGTGGTGCCACGCTCCTATCTGGACGCCGCCCTGGACAGGCGCCACCAGGGCCGCATCCAGCGGGCCGAGGCCCATGTGGCCGAGATCCACGCCGAGCGCGGCCACCAGATGATCGACGTCACCGCCACCCCGGTGCTGCCCGACAACGTCGCCGCCATCCACCAGCATCTGGTGCTGGAGATGACCGCCACCCAAATTCCCGCCGCCACCATCGCCGCCATCCCCGAAACCGCCGCTGGCCGCTTCCAGCGCTGGCGCGACCTCGACGCCGCCACCGCCACCGGCACCCCCGTTTCCGACGATGAGCGCCGCTGGCACCAGCGCTACCCGCTGTCGGCGGAATGGCGCGCCCAGACCGAAATGGCCGCGAGTTTCGATCGGGAGGAGGTCAACGCCGACCGGGCCGGCTGATAAGCAAACCGCCCGCCGTTGGAGCGGCGGGCGGCTTAGAAAACATCAACACACAGGGGAATCTTATGACCGTGATCACGCCCATCGTCAACACCGTCGCGCCGCTGACCAACGTGGCCATCATGCAGGAACTGGTCGGCCGCCTGCGCGACCGCAAGCCCCATCTGCCCGGCATCGGCTGCTTCTACGGCTTTTCCGGCTACGGCAAATCCATCGCCACCACATACGCCGCCAACAAGCTGGATGACCGCGCGGTCTATGTGGAGGCGCGCTCCACCTGGACCAAAAAGAAGTTCATGGATGCGCTGCTGGGCGAACTGGCCCCCGGCGTCAATTACCGTTCCCGGCCGGTCTACGACCTGATCGAGATCGCCGCCGAGAAGCTGATGACGGGGCGCATGGTGCTGTTCGTGGACGAGGCCGACTATGTGGTGGATCGCGGCTATATCGAGATCATCCGCGACCTCTACGAGATCGCCAACACCCCCATCATCCTGATCGGCGAGGAGGATCTGCCGGTCAAGCTGGAGCGGTACGAGCGGCTGCACAACCGCATGGCCCGCCCGGCTCCGGCACTGCCCTGCACCCTGGACGACGCCCGCCACCTGACCCGCCTGTATTGCGACAAGGTGGAGATCGCCGACGATCTGCTGATGCATCTGCTGGCCGAGGTCACCGGCTGCACGCGCCGCGTCGCCGCCAACCTGGACGATATCCAGGAAGAGGGCCTGCGCAATGGCTGGGACAAGGTGGACCGCAAGCTGTGGGGCGAGCGCAAGTTCAACACCGGCGCGGTGGTCGCCCGCAAGAGGCACTCCTGATGGCCGCCCATCCCCGCCACCCCGGCCGCCAGCCGGCCGACAAGATCGCCACCGGCCGGGCCGTCACGGGCCAGGACGCGGTGTGGATTGCATTGCGCGCCCTGTCCGGCGGCCAGGGCATAACCCTTGACCGGATCATGGGGTATTTCGCCGAAGCCCGTGCGCCGCGCCTGTCCGCCGACCGTAAAACGGTCAAGGATTATCTCGCCCGTCTAACGGCCGCCGCCATCCTGACCGAGGCGGATGGCGCTTACCTTCTGGCCCAGGACGACGGCGCCAAGACGCCGCGCGTCCGCAGGGACGGCAGCCGTGTCGAGATGGGGGCGGGCCGCCGGGCCATCTGGCGCACCATCCGCATCCTCGGCCAATTCACCCTGGACGATCTGGTCAGGCTGGGTTCCACCGAGGAAGTGGCCATCAACCGGGTGGATGCCACCCATTTCGTCCGCTGGCTGGTCCGGGCCGGCTACGTGATGGTCACCGACCGCCCGGCCGACAACCGCATCCCCACCGGCTACCGCCTGCTGCCCTCGAAAAGCACCGGCCCGCTGCCGCCGCAGATCCAGCGCTCCCACCAACTGTTCGACCCCAACCTCCGCAAGGTGGTGTGGCGCGAGGAGGAGCCGGCATGCCTGTAGCGCCCGCCATCCTGATGCCCCACGCCGACGATCCCGACTGGCTGGCCCAATTGCGGGCCGAGGCGGCGGCCACGTCCATCGCCGCCGCCGCCCGGCGCATCGGCATGGCGCGGGCCTCGGTCTCCCTGGTGCTGTCGGGCGGCTATCCCGCCGGCCTGGACCGGGTCGAGGCCCGGGTGCGCGCCAAGCTGATGGACCAGGTGCGCTGCCCGGCCTTCGGCGAGGACATCGCCTTGGCCAAATGCCGCGCCCAGGCCGCCAAGCCGTTTTCCGCCGCCTCGTCCCGCGCCGCGCGGCTGTACCGGGCCTGCCAATCCTGCCCCCACCGTCCGCCAATCCTGCCCCACCGTCCGCCAATCCTGCCCCACCGTCCGCCAATCCTGCCCCACCGTCCGAAGGAGAGCGCCGATGACTGATACCTGCACCATGCTGCTGGACGAGCTGCTGGCCACCGCCCAGACCTGGCTCAAGCCCACCATCGACGCCGAGTGCCGCCGCCAGGATGCCGCCAAGCTGCGGGCCTTCGTCACCAACCTTCAGGACGTCCGCGACCTGGTCCACCTGATGGAGGAGGGCCTGGTGGCCGACCCGGCGGATTCCCTGGCCGCCACCATGGAGGGTCTGGCCCAGTCCTTCGCCGCCATCCCCGACGGCGCCACCCTGTCGCGCGCCGCCCGCCTGACCTTCATCGCGATCTTCAACGAGGCCGCCTCGCGGGCCTGGGCCTGGGAGGTGGCGCTGCGCCTGCACGCCGACATCATCGCCACCACCGACATCGAGACCCTGGCCCTGGCCCGCAAGCTGCGTCTCGGCGCCGTTACCCGGGCCTCGGCCCTCGGCTTCGGCCCCCAGCCCCCCGAGCGCGGAGGTGCGGCATGATCACCGGCGGCACCATCAAGCGGCTGGTGGCCGACGAGTTCGGCATCACCATCCCGGAGATGGATGGCAATTGCCGCAGCCAGCGACTGGCCCAGCCGCGTCGGGTGGCCATGTGGATCATCCGCTTCGCCCTCGGCAGTTCCTACTCCCAGATCGGGCGGCTGTTCCGGCGCGATCCCACCACGATCCACCATGCCATGGCCGTAATCGAGGATCGGCGCGCCCGTGACCCGGATCTGGCGGCCCGCATGGACCGCCTGCTGGCGGCCTGCCGGCCGGAGGCCATCGACATCCCCTCCGAGCAGATCCCCGATGCCGCCGCCCGCATGGTCGATGCGCTGGTCGATGAGTTCCGCGCCGTCGCCCGCCGGGCGGCGCTGCGCGATCCCCAAGCCTTCGTGGCGCGGGCCATGGCCATGCTGGCCGAGGGAGATGCCGCATGCGCGCCCTGATCCTGCCCAGCCTGGCCCTGGTCCTCGCCCTGGTGGTGCTGCTCACCGCCTCGGCCGAGATCGCCGCCGAGATCGAGCAGACCGCCCCGTCCCTCGGCATCACCCACTTCATTCCACCCCAGCCGTAAGAGGCCCTTCAATGACCGTTCAATCCCCCGAAAAGACCATCCCCGGCGCCGTCGTGATCGGCGGCGAGACCTATCTCCCCAACGCCCAGGGCGACCTGGTGGCGCTGGCCAACATCAAGCCCATGGACCGCCTGATGGACGAGATGGTCCGCAAGGTGGCCGCCTACGGCGAGGATCTGTCGGCCGAGCTGGCCCGCTTCGCCGCCCACACCGACGCCGATATCGCCGCCCTGGACGCCTTGATCGCCCAGGATTACGGCGTCGAGCCCAAGGAGACCAAGGGCAACCGCACCTTCACCAGCTTCGATGGCCTGCTCCAGGTCAAGGTGGCGGTGTCCGAGCGCATCGTGCTCGGCCCCGAGCTGCAGGCGGCCAAGACGGTGCTCGACACCCTGATCCGCGAGCGCGGCACCGGCGTCGATCCCTTCCTGATGACCCTGATCCAGCGGGCCTTCAAGGTCGACCAGGAGGGCAAGGTGGACGTCCGCTCCATCCTGGCGCTGCGCCGCATGCAGGTGGACGATCCCCGCTGGCCCGAATTCTGCCGCGCCATCGACGATTCCGTCCGTGTTGTGGGCTCCAAGCGCTACATCCGCATCTACCGCCGGCCCAATCCCCAGGCCAACTGGTCGATGATTCCCCTCGACCTGGCCGCAATCGAGCCCGGCCCCGCCGCCTTCGAGCGCCGCAGCCTGCGCCGCCAGGTCGAGGAGGCCGAGCAGATCAGCACCCGACTGGCCGACCTGTTGGACCGCGCTCTGATGCACCTGTCCCTGGAGGGCGGCAACACCGAGGTGGCCCGCGACCTGATCTCCAGTTCTCTGCGCCTGCTGGGCGTCCCGGAGCGCGTCCAGGCCGGCATCCAGGGGGAGGGCTGACGCCATGAGCAACTTCTCCGCCGATGCCCTGCAAATCTGCGCCGAGGAAGGCATTCGCTTCGATGCCATCATTCCCATCGCGCTGTCCTGCGCCAACTGGATCGATGACGGCCTTCCCGACGTATTCACCGAAACCTTCTTCGAGGATTTCATCCAGTCCTTCGAGGCCGGAAACGTGAATTTCGATCCGCTTATCAAAAGCCTTCCGGCTATTGCCAAGCTCCTTAAGCGAGACGATTTCGACGAACTTGAAGCGGGCCATGTGGCCGATTGGCTGATTGAGAAGGGACACCTTGGCATCCTCGCCATGGTCTCTACCCCTGTTCGCAAATACCACAGCAGTGGAAGCAGTTGGTCGGACTCGTGGGCGCACACCACCTACACCTGGCTGTATGGCGAATCTCTTCAGGACTTGTTCGTCGCCGCCGGTGAGTGGGTTGAGGACAATATCGCCCGCTGGATCGCCAAAGCGAAGGAGTCCTGAGCCATGTCCCAGCACTCCCTGCGCTTCCCCGCCTGCCAGTCCTGCCGCCATCAGGTTGGCGGCGCCATCATCCCCACGCGCTGCGCCGGTTGTCAGGATGCCGCCGAGCACGAGCCGCGCCTCCTGCCCATCACCCGCGACCAGATCGACACCACCGTGCTGGCCGCCATCGCCCGCTACATTCCAGGCCAAGCGGTGACTCTCGACGCCCCCCTTCAGGACATGGGCGTGCGCTCGGTCCACAAGGTCCAGGTCGAGCTGGATCTGGAGGACGAGTACGAGGCGCACCAGATGCACCTGCCGCCCCGGCTGGCCTGGGACACCCCGCGCCAGCTGGCTGACCACGTCGCCCTGCAGCTGCTGCCCGGCGAGTCGGGCGAGATCATCGATCATGCTGCCTGGGCCGAGGACACCCTGGCGGCCTGCGCCGAGGCCCGCCGCCCCCAGGCCGCGCGCGACGTGCCACCGGGCACGCTCTGGGCCTTCACCGAATTCCGCACCATGGATGAGGTGATGGTCGCCGAACAGCAGGCCGCCGCCTGCACCGACGGCATCCCCAGGCCCGAGGTGGTGCGCGAGCCCTGGCCGCCGGTCGACGAGGGCATCTTGGCCCCCAAGACCGGGCAGGAGGGCTGAGTCCATGCAGACCAGGACCGAGGCCACCCTGACCTATGGCTGGGAGGATGCCGGCACGTTCGAGATGCGCTGGGGCAACGAGACCCTGCTGATCCCGGCGCCGGTGGCCAAGGCCATGGCCCAGGACATTCTCGGCCAACCCATCTCGGACATCGCCAAGGCCGCCCTCGCGGTGGCCAACGCCCCATAAGGATTTGGCCGGCCCCGTTGCACCGGGACCGGCCTTCACAGCGGCAAACGCCGCGATATCAGGAGAGCACCATGAATATCATGCCCGCCGGTTCCGGCACCATTCCGAAAAAGTCCCGCCCGATCCCCACCGGTAATCATTCCACCCGTGGGCGCCTCGATTCCGGCGCCCCCAACCCGGTGGACGTCCATGTGGGCGGCCGCATGCGTCTGCGCCGCACCCTGCTGGGCATGTCCCAGGAGAAGCTGGGCGAGGCCATCGGCCTGACCTTCCAGCAGGTGCAGAAATACGAACGCGGCGCCAACCGCATCGGCGCCTCGCGGCTGTTCGACCTGTCCCGCGTCCTCGACGTGCCGGTGTCCTACTTCTTCGACGACATGGCCGACGGCGTCCAGGCCCAGAGCCCGGTGAACATCATCAAGGGGGATGCCGCCCTGACCGAGGCCCCCACCGGCTTCGAGCCCGACCCGATGATGAAGCGGGAAACCCTGGAGCTGGTCCGCGCCTATTACACCATCGCCGATCCCACCGTCCGCAAGCGCGTCTACGAACTGGCCAAGGCCCTGGCCGCCGTCGCCGACTGACCCTCCACAGCCCCCGGCGCCAGGAGCGGCGCCGGGGCCATCCCTGAGGACCGCCCGCCATGACCATCGCCGCCAAGATCCCCACCGGACCCGCGCTGCGCCTCCACCTGATCGAGCTGCTGCTCCCCACCGCCGGCCGCGACGTGATCGACCTCGCCGCCAAGGCTGAAGGTTACGTGCTGGGGCCGCTGTACCACGTCCCTGCCGAGGCCACGGACCAATTGGCCGACACCATCATCCGCCTGTCCGAGTCCGCCGCCTCCCTGGGGCCGTTGATCGGCCACGGCGACGATCTCGCCGCCGAGCTGGCCGAGGAGCGGCAGTGGGACGCCATCATCATGCCGGGCGATGAGCCCATCGAGGAGGCCGATCATGACCGCCCTGTCGAAACGCCCGTGGCAATGCCAGACGCCGGCCGAGCAGAGGCGGGAGATCGAGGAGGCCAACCGCCGCCTGCACAAGACCCTGGCCAGGAGGGCACCGCCCAGGAGCTGACCGCCAAGGTCAAGCCCGCCCGCAAGGTCCCTGCGGGACATCTCCGGTGGACCCCGGAGCGCCAGACCGAGCTGCGCCGCCTCTGCCTGCAGGGCCTGGAGGCCAAGGAGATCGAGGCCGCCATGGGCCTCAAGGACAACGGCGCCTTCGCCAACGCCCATCGCTTCGGCTGGACCGCCGAATGGCGCGAGGCGCGCGAGCGCCGCCGGGCCGGGCAGCAGACCGAAGCCCCGCCGCCCCCCGCACCCGAGTTGGCGGCCACCGGCCAGGACCCGGGCGTCGAACTGCCGCCTCCGCCGGTCGAGATCCGCGAGCCTGCCGCCCAGGTCAAGCCCAAGCGCGACTACGCGGTGACGGTCTGGGCCAAGGAGCGCAAGGACCGCCTGCGCGACATGGTGTTGGAGGGCCGCAGCGTCGAAGAGATGGCCGCCGAACTCGGCCTCGCCCCCCTGCAGGTCGAGCAGCAGATTCCGCGTCAGTGCCTGACCGCCGCCTGGGCCGAGGCCAAGGCGGCCAAGGTCGGCGCCGCGCTGGCCAAGCCCCGGGCCGCCCCCGAACGCCCCCGCCTGCCCGAGGACGCCATCCGCCGCCCGCCCGAAGCCCAGGCGGCGGCCCCGGCCACCATCGACACCGTCGCCGACTACCTGCGCGGCTGCGGCCAGACGGTCGGCCTGAACGAGACTGGCGCCTGGACCATCGACGGCTGCGCCCTGCCGCCCAAGCGCCTGCTGGCCGCTGCCAACCAGTATCGCACGGCCAACGGCCTGCCGCCCTTCAGCGTGCGGGGGCTGTAGGCCATGGCCCGGCTGCTCGACACCCTGCTGCAGCTCGACACCGTCGCCCGCATCGGCGCCGGTCTCCTCGGCCGCACCCGGGCCGGGCACCAGTTGAGCCAGATCGCCGCAGATCTGCGCCGCACCCTCGCGCCGCTGGCCCTGCGCCAGGCAGCCGAGCAGCCGGACCCCAAGACCGACCTGATGCGCATCTTCGCCGCCGCCGAGGCCGCTGGCCTCACCTGGCCGGACATGCGCGATGCCCTCAACGAATACCACCAACGAAATTCGGGAGCCTGACCATGGCAGACCGCACCATCTATCCTGACGACCTCGCCACCGTCTGCGCCAAGCGGGCCGGGCAGAAATACCGCCCGTCCAACGGCACCGAGGGCGAGCTGTTTTATGGCGCGTGGTGCGCCGATTGCGCCCGCGAGGCCGCCTACCGCGCCGACCCCGCCCTGGGCGAGCCGTGCCCGATCCTATCGGCCACCATGACCTTCGACGTTTCCAACCCGCTCTATCCCGAGGCCTGGCAATTCGGCGCCGACGGACAGCCCACCTGCACCGCCTTCACTACCGAGGCGGAGACCGGGCGCTGCCCGGACACCATGGATATGTTCGGAGATCCGTCATGAAGGCGCTTTCTCTCTGGCAGCCCCACGCCAGTCTGATCTTCATTCCCGCGCCCGGTTGGGTCGGGATGGTCAAGCCTTATGAAACCCGTGGCTGGCCGGCGCCGCGTTGGCTGATCGGGCGCAGGCTGGCAATCCACGCGGCCAAGGCGACCGACGACATCAACCTGCTGCGGGGATACCTGAACTACCGCACCCCCGCCCGCCAGGACCCGGCACTGGAATCGTTCATCCCGGCGCTGTCGGCGGGCGGCTTCACCAGCCTCGCGCGCCTGCCGCTGGGATGCCTGCTGGGAACGGTGCTGGTGGTGGCCTGTCACGACTGCAACACCTGGCAACCGAGCGGGCCATCAGCGGAATTCGGCGATTTCGGCGAGGATCGCTTCGCCTGGGAATTGACCGACGCGCAGCTGCTGCCGAAGCCCATTCCCTATCGGGGGCGCCAGCGCCTGTTCGATGTCGCCGACGAGGTGCTGCGATGACCACCTACTGCCTCTCGTCCAGCCACGTTTCCCAGGCTGCGATCCCGGTGGCCGGTGTGTGCGGGATCGTGTTGCCGTCGTCGTCACGCAGCCCCGCCACAATCTGGGCGGCGATCACCTGCCAGTACCGATCCACCAGGGCGGGGAGTTCGGCCTCGGAGACATTGGGGAACCCCGGACCTCGCGCTCGCAGATCGCCCTGGCGACGGGTTCGATGTTGTCGGTAGCCATGTCACCCATCCTGGTGGTCGAGAGTGCCCAGCATGCACCTTGGAGGGGGCTCCTGCCAACGGTCCACGGAGGCGCCGCCATCCGCCTGTCGCCCGACGTGGGCCGGGATCTGAGCTACCGCCAGGCCGAATGGCCGGAGCGCCTCCGCGTCCGCCAGATGCCGGGGGCTGCCCGATGATCAAGTCCAAACCCACTCCCTATGGGGAGTCCAGCGTTGGGATCTGTCCTCTCAATTGCGCTGCCCGCTGGTCGTCTGCCCAGACTACCGGCCCAGCCCGAGGCGCGCCGCCTTGTCCGACACGGGAGGCGCAGGGCCGCTGGGGATGGCCGTGCGTGCCCACCATGGCCGAAGTGATCCGCCGCGAAGAGGATGGGGCCGCCCCATGAGCAACCGTAACCCCCACCACCTGTGGCGTCCCATCCTGCGCGTCCTCCTGCTGCTGGCCGCCGATGCCGTGTGGCGTGTGGGGGACGTGGCGGGCTGGATCTGCACCAAGGCCTATCGCCAGGCCGGGCGCATGCGGGCCAGGGCGCTGTTTCCAGGGAGGACCGCATGACCACAACCCCCGCCCGCCGCGCGCTCAACGCCGCCGTCCATGCCGCCGCCAAGGCCAAGGGCCTGGACGACGACACCTACCGCGCCATGCTGGCGGCCCAGACCGGCAAGCGCTCGGCCAAGGACTGCACCGACGCCCAACTGCGCCAGGTGCTCGACCACCTCAACGGCGGCAACCGGACTCCGGCGCCGGCCAATGCCGCCCGGTCGCCCCATGCCAGGCTGGCCCGGGCGCTGTGGATCTCGCTTTACAATCTCGGCGAGGTCACGGACCCCAGGGAATCGGCCCTGCGCGCCTGGGTCAAGCGCCAGCACCAGGTCGACGATCTGCGCTTCGTCCGCGCCTCCGACGCCGCCCCGGTGATCGAGGGCCTCAAGGCCTGGGCCACCCGCGCCGGCGTCGCCTGGGACACCTTCGAAAAACTGGGCTCCGAATTCCGGGGCCGGCGCGCCGTGCTGGCCGCCCAGTGGCGCATCCTGGCGGCGGCCGGCGCCACCCCGGCCCTCGACCTCGCCGCCCACGCCTACGCCCTGGTCAAGGTGGCATCGTTGCATTTTTGCCGCGCCGCCGATCTCGACAAGCTGATCACCGACCTCGGCGCCCGCGTGCGGGCGGCGAAGCAGTCTCAGTGACCTTGGTCTGAATGAGCCACAACGGCCCCAAAAGACGGGCGACAGGAAGGAAGCCATGACAGTCATTTCCACAGCAGAAATCTTCCGGGTGCGGGCCGGACATGAGTGGGCGCTGATCGCCCTTGATGACGTCACCGGCATGATCGCCATCGAAAGCAGCTATGGGTCGTTCAACTATATCTGGCCTCGGCAGCACCGCAGCCAGCCGCTTGGTGAGTTCGTCACCACCTGCGATTTTGACTACTTCATGGGGAAGACCCGTGGGCAGCGAGCCAGGGAGTACGACGAGGATTCCACCCGCCGGGCGATCAAGGACGCCATCTTGCTGGCCCGGCGTGACCAGTGCAGCACCAAGGCGCAGGCGCGGGACGCCTGGGACGAACTGGAGAATATCGAAGAAGGGCTGCCCCGTGACCTGCTCGCTCACGAGATTTACACCAGCTCCGCCATCCTCGAATGCATCGGCCACGACGACTGGTGGCATGTGATCCAGGAGCGCTACACGCCTGAATGCAAATGGTTCTGGAAAACTATTTGGCCGGCTTTCACCGTCGCGTACTGGTGCCGTGATGGACTGGAAAGTCCTTTGCTGGCGATCTGACACACCTCGTTTAGATCGAAACAATTGGAGGAAACGCCATGGATGACCTGACCTATTCCGAATTCCGCCAGGCCGTCATTGATGGCGTCGTGACCAAGACGGGCTGGCCCCGTGATCAGGCCGACAACTTGGTCGGTGATGTCTCCAACGCCTACGACGAGGCCATGACCGTGGACGAAACGGTGGCCGATGTTCTGGATGCTGCGGCGGCCGAATAGGGCCGCGTCGGCCCAGTAACACCTCCCTTTGAAAGACCGTTGAACCATGGCCGCCAGCATCATCAGCTATGCCGATATCGCCCAATTGATCGGGGAGAGTCTGGCGCTGCACCTGTCCAAGGAGCGCGGCGGGCGCGCCCTTTACATCCCGTCGCCGCGCCGCCTGGGGCCGCAGACGCCGGTGGTGATCCTGGTGGGGATTGCGGCGGCCGAGAGCCTGGCGCAGCGTTACGGCGGCACCCATATCGATGTGCCGCTGGGGCCGGGCAAGCGGGCGCGGGTGTGGGAATTGCGCGAGGTCCACAAATGGACCATCGCGCGGATCGCCGCCGAGATGCGCTGCACCGAGCGCACCGTCTACGCCACACTGGCCGGGCCGCGCCCCCGGTCCATGGGGGCCGCCGCCCCGGTCGAGGAGCCGCCGCTGCTTGCATACATGGCCAAAGGCTGAGATGCTTTGGCCGCCTGAAATCCTGCGGGATTGACTGGACCTGAAGTCCAACAGGGCTCAATGGCGCCCTCGCACCCCATACCCTCGCATCGATCGCAATCCCGCCGCGAGGGCCTCCCATGTTCGACTTCAGCGACTTCGCCATCACCGCCTTTCTCCTCAAGCTGGGGTACGGCGTCGTCGCCGTGCTCGGCCTGATCTGGCTGTCCTCCCACCTCGACCAACGAGCCGGGCGGACCTTCGCCCAGAGCATGGAGGAGATTGCCAAGGACCCCATCGGCCTGGCGCTCTATTACGGCCTGCGCTTCATCGGCCTGGCCCTGCTGTTGGGCGCCCTGATGGGCTGCTCGGCCGCCAGCGCCGGGACGATCTATTCCAGCCGCTACGACGACGAGATCGCCTCGGCGGTCAAAACCTACTGGCCCGACTATCCCCGCCCCGCGAGCTGGAAGGCCCAGCTGTACGCCGAAAGCCGCCTCGACCCGGCGGCGGTGTCACCGGTGGGCGCCAAGGGCCTGGCGCAATTCATGCCCGGCACCTGGGACCAGGTGACCCGCGAGCTGCGCCTGGGCGCGGCGTCCCCCCATCACGACATCGCCATCCAGGCCGGCGCCTATTACATGGCCAGGCTGCGCCACATCTGGCGCGCCGGGCGCGATTCCGCTGACCGCCAGCCCCTGGCCCAGGCCAGCTACAACGCCGGGGCGGGCAATATCATCAACGCCCAGAAGGTCTGCGGCGGCGCGCGGCTGTGGGCCGTGATTGCCCCTTGCTTAGGGACGGTGACCGGCATTCACTCCCGCGAGACCCTGACCTATGTATCGCGCATCGCCGATTACACCGCCCGCATGGAGGCGGGGCTGTGAGTCTGCGTCTCGCCACCCTGGCCGCCCTCGGCGCGGCCATCCTGTCCGGCATCCTGGTGCATCGCTATGACGCCGCAATCCACGGCCAGGCCGTCGCCGATCTGCGGGCCGAGGCCGCCACCACCCTGGCCGACCAGACCGAAATCGTGCTCCGCCTGATGCAGGACAAGATCGATCAATACACCAAGCTGGAGAACGACTATGCCCGCCTCTCCCAGGATACCGCCCGCGCCCAGGCTGATGGCGTCCGCCTGTCTGCTGACCTTGATGCTGCTCGCAACCGCCTGCTCGCCCTCGCCGGAGCGGATCGGCGCGGTGGTGGTGGCCCCCTCGGCCAAGCCGATGCCGGCCCCGACGGCTGTGCGCAATTACGTGCCGCCCTCTCCCGGTCCCTTGGAGCGCTGGAACTCCTCGAAATCGGCGGCAACGAAGCTGCTCGGATCGGACAGGACGCCGTAGACGTGGCCACCATCGCCGCCCTGGCGGCGAAGACCGCCGAACAAGACGGTGCGGCCCTGGCCGCAGGGGCCACCATCGCCGCCCCGGACGCCGCCCGCGCCCCGGAGATCGCACCGTGAGCGATACCGCCGACGAGGCCCAAGCCCGCGAGGAGCGCTTTCGCGCCGAATCCCTGGTCCGGGCAGGCATCAAACCCCGGCCCCTGGTGATCCCGCCGCCCCATTACGCTGATGACACAGCGCTGGCGGATGCGGACGGCCATGTTTTGGACAAGGAGGGGCGTTGATGGGTGACTGGATCTTGCAATGGTGGCCCATCATTTCCGCTGTCCTCGGCAGTCTGCTCGGGGGGCTGGGCATGTGGACCGCGTGGTCGGCCCGCAAGCAGTTCGTGACCCACGATCAGTTCAGCGAATTCCGCGATACCCACGAGTCCGCGCATGACGAGGTGACCGATCGCTTCGCCAGAGGCGAGATCCGGTTCGAACGGCTGGAATCGACCCTGGCCGATCTGCCGACCAAAGGCGACATCGCCGACCTCAAGATCCAGATGGAGCGCCTGGGCGGCGACATCCGCGTGGTGACCGCCATCCTGCATCGGGTGGAAACCCCGGTCAGATCCATGGTCGAGGGCGCATTGGAGGCTCACCTGAAATGAGCGACGTCATCATCGAATCCGCCCGCCTCGCCATCCTGCGCTTCCTGGCCGATGACGGGGACTACTCCCACAACACCTCGGTGCTGCAGGATCTGCTCGACCAGATCGGCTTCGGCATGTCCCGCGACCAGGTGGAGACCCTGTGCGCCTGGCTGGCCGAGCAGGGGCTGGTGACCGTCGCCCCGCGCGGCCCCGTCACTGTGGTCACCCTGACCCCGCGCGGCGCCGACGTGGCGTCGGGCCGCGCTCGCGTGCCGGGCGTTAAACGACCGTCCCCGGCCGACATCATGGGGGCCGCCTCTAACGCCGCCCGCGCCCGGCTGGGAGGTTGACATGGCCCATCCGCCCGAGGCCAAGGCCGCTATCCGTCACGCCTATGTGGTCGACAAGCTGGATCTGGAACAGGCAGCCGCCCGTACCGGAATCCCCCATGCCACGGCGCGCAAGTGGAAGGCCGCCGCCTCGGCCGCCGCCGATGATTGGGACAAGGCCCGCGCCGCCCATTCGCTCACCTCTTCCGGCGCAGGCACCATCGCCCAGCTGGTGCTGCACGATTTCCTGGCCATGTACCAGTCCACCGTGGACGCGGTGCGCGATGACATCACCCTGCCGGCCATGCAGCGGGCCGAAACCCTGTCGCGTCTGGCCGACGCCTTCCAGAAGACCATGTCTGCCGTGGCCAAGGCCGCCCCCGATCTCGGCCGCTTCGCCGTGGCCACCGAGCTGCTGTCCGACCTAGCCGAGTTCGTGGCCCGCGAATTCCCCGATCACCGCGCCGGCCTCCTGGAGATCCTGGAGCCCTTCGGGGCCTTCGTCGCCAAGAAATACGGCTGATTGTCATGACTGGGCGCGGTAAGCGGGTCACCGCCGACGACTTCCTTAAGTCCCTGGCCGAGCTGGCGGCCGAACAGCGCCGTCTGATCGAAACCGAGTGCCCCGGTTTCACCATGGATCGGATCGCCTCGGCTCAACGCCGGGCCAAGGTCCTGGCCGATGACGGCTTCCGCTTCTTCTGCCGCACCTACTTCCCACATTACATCAAGGGGGAGTCCAGCGAGTTCCACGAGTGGCTGTTCGACCACCTGCCCCAGGTGGCCGTGGCCCCGGAAGGGCGGCGTGAGTTGATCGCCGCGCCGCGCGGCAACGCCAAATCCACGGTGGTCACCCTGCTGTTCACCCTGTGGTGCCTGATCCGGCGCATCAAGCGCTTTCCGGTCATCCTGTCCGACACCTTCGACCAGGCCGCCGTCCATCTTCAGGGCCTCAAATCCGAGTTGGAATTCAATCCCCGCCTGCGGGCCGACTTTCCCGACGATACCGGCGCCGGGCCGGTGTGGCAGGCGGGCGAGATTGTCACGATCACCGGCGCCAAGGTCAAGATCGGCGGTGCCGGCAAGGCGCTACGTGGCTTCCGTCACGGTGCCCAGCGCCCCGATCTGGTCATCGCCGACGATTTGGAGAACGACGAGAACGTCAAGAATCCCGACCAGCGCAACAAGCTGGAATCCTGGATCGACAAGACGGTGGAGCCCCTGGGTCCGCCCGACGGCTCCATGGACCTGATCTGGGTCAACACCTTCCTGCATTACGACGCCGTGGCCATGCGGAAATCCCGCAATCCCCTGTGGCGCTGCAAGGTGTTCAAGGCGGTGATCCGCCAGCCCGACCGCCTGGATCTGTGGGAGCGGTGGGAAGGCATCCTGCGCAATTCCGATCCCGCGTTGGCCGAGGCCCTGGCCGACCAGTTCTACCACGACCACGAGGCAGAGATGCTGGCAGGTAGCAAGGTGCTGTGGCCCGCCGTCCAGCCCCTGGTCAAGCTGGCCAAGATCAGGGTCCGCATCGGGGACGGCCCCTTCAGCTCGGAATACCAAAACGAGCCCATGGACGGCGCCAACCAGATGTTCGCGCACCTGACCTTCTGGACCTCGCGCCTGGCCGAATGGGTGTTCGTCGGCGCCTGCGACCCCTCCATGGGAGGCGCGGGCAAGAACGCCGATCCCTCGGCCATCGGCGTCGGCGGCTTCAACCGCGCCACCGGCATTCTCGATGTGGTCGAGGCCTCGATCCGCAAGCGGGTGCCCAGCGTCATCATGGCCGACATCGAGGCGCTTCATCGCGAATACAAATGCCTGAAATGGGGCGTCGAGATCGTCCAGTTCCAGGCCTTCTTCGCCCAGCAGCTGGTTAAGGAATCGGCGATACGCGGCACCCCCATTCCCATGGTGGGCATCCAATCCACCACGGAAAAGGCACTGCGTATCGAAAGTCTGGAACCCCACATCAGGAATGGCCTGATCCGCATCGGCGCCAACCAAGCCGTGCTGAAGGAACAGCTGCTGTTCTATCCCCAGGCCGCCCACGACGACGGCCCCGACATGCTGGAGATGCTGTGGCAGATGGCCCAATCCATCCGCTCCGGCCGCTCCAACATCCGCACCGGCGGTCGCCGGGCCGTCACCTCCCACAGCCTCGCAGGATTCCAGTCATGACCCTCAAGCCCGGCCTGCGCCAGCATATCGCCACGCCCAAGCGCGACATCTTCGTCCAGGTCTTCGGGGATCTGATGCGGCCCCAGGACGATGTGCTGATCGCCCAGGGCGGCGGCAAGGGCCTCAAGATCTACGAGGAGATCGAGCGCGACCCCCTGGCCTTTGCCGTGCTGCAGAAGCGCAAATTGGGAATGGTGGCCCGCACCTGGACGGTCGAACCCGGCGGCCCCCGCCGCCAGGACCGCCTGGCGGTCGAACTGGCCGAGCGGGTGCTGGGCGGCGAGTGGGGACTGTCCTTCGACCGGGTCTGCCTGGATCTGCTGGACGCCAACCTCAAGGGCTATGCCGTGGCGGAGATCATCTGGGATCTGGTGGACGGTTACAATGTCCCCGTCGAGATCAAGCCCAAGGACCAGCGCCGCTTCGTCTTCGACGACGAGGGGCGGCCCCGGCTGCTGACCTGGGAAAACCCTTTGTTCGGCGAGGAATTGCCGGAAAAGAAGTTCCTGGTCCACCGATTCGGCGACAAGACCGGCGATCCCTACGGGCGCGGCCTCGGCCACCAGCTGTTCTGGTGGGTGTACTTCAAGCGCATGGCGGCCCAGTTCTGGCTGGGCTTTGCCGACAAATTCGGCAGTCCGACGGTGATCGGCGAAGTGCCGGACACCATGCTGCCCGAGGACGAGGACAAGCTGTTGGCCAAGCTGGCCGGCATCGCCCAGGAATGCGCCATGACCGTCCCCACCGGGACGGTGGTCAAGCTGCTGGAGGCCATGCGCTCGGGCACCGTCACCTATCCCGATCTGGTCTCCTATTGCGACCAGATGATCACCATCGCCGTGCTGGGCGAGACGCTGACCACCAGCGAGGGCAACGCCGGCAGCCGGGCCTTGGGCCAGGTCCACCAGACGGTCAAGGACGAGATCATCGACGCCGATTCGGATCTGTTGTCCGGCACGCTGAACGGCCAGTTGCTGGCCTGGGTGAGCCAGGCGAATTACCCGGATGCGCGTCCGGCCTCCGTCTGGCGGCCCCGGCCGACCCGCAAGGAGGCCGAAGCCAAGACCGAACAGGAGCAGTTGAAGGCCCGCCAGATGGCCTTGGACTATATCAAGGCCATGCTGGCCGCCGGCTGGGAGCCCGAGGACCCGGCGGCGGATATCACCGAACAATGGTCCGGCGGGTGGACCTATACCGGCATCGTGTCGCAGATCGACGCCCGGCCGCCAGCGGCGCCCGACACTCCATTGGTATCGGCAGACTCTTTGGCGCCGCCCGTCCCGGCACTGGCGGCCCCCGACCGCCCGGCCCCCATGGACCATCTCGCCGCCGATCTGGACGCCGCTGCCGCTCCGGCCATGGACAGGTTGATCGGCCAGTTGCGCCAAATGCTCGCCGACGTGGAGGCCGGGGGCGGCGATCTGGCCGATGTGCTGGGCCGCCTGGCCGACCTCTATCCGGCGCTGGACCCGTCCGATCTGGGGCTGGCCATCGCCGAGGCCATGACGCTGGGCAATCTGACCGGCCGCCTGGACGCCGCCCATGGCCGGTGACGGCACCACCGGCCAGGGCGTGGATTTCGCCGAGGCCATCGACTATCACCGCAACAAGCTGGCGCTGCCGTCCAAGTCCTGGACGGACATCAAGGGGCGCGAGCATGGGCGCGGCTTCATCGTGGCCGGCGCCGCCACCGACGAACTGGTCACCGGCTTTCACCAGGCCATCGGCAAGGCCCTGGCCGAGGGCCGGACGCTCGCCGACTTCCGCAAGGATTTCGACCGCCTGGTGGCGAGTCACGGCTGGAGCTACAACGGCTCGCGCGGCTGGCGGTCAGCGGTGATCTACAACACCAACCTGTCCCAGGCCTACAATGCCGGGCGCTGGGAACAGGCCAAGGGCCTGGATGATCCGGTGGGCCGCTACCGCCATAACCCCAGCGACCACGAGCGCAAGGAGCACAAGGCCTGGCACGGCACCACCTTGCCCCTGTCGCATGCCTGGTGGGGCACGCATTGGCCCATCAACGACTGGGGGTGCCACTGCCAGGTGGACGTGCTGTCGGCCAGGGTCGCCAAGCTGGCCGGCTGGGCCATATCCGACGATCCGCCCCCCGACCCCATGGTGACGCACACCATCAATACGCCGTCCGGCCCCATGACCGTCAGCGTGCCCAAGGGCATCGGCCCCGGCTTCGACTACAATCCCGGCGAGGCCGCCTTCGGCCACAGGCTCAACGACCAGGTCATGGAGCAGTGGCGCCAGGCCAAGCGAGACGCCTGGGAGGTGCTGACCCCCGGTGACCGCGTCACCGCCAATCGCCCGGCCCTGGTCCCGGTGGACAAGCCCCGGCTCGATCCAGCGAGCAAGGCGCTGCTGGGGGGCAAGGCCTCCTCCGCCGACGATCTGTCCCGCATCATCACCCAGGTGATCGGCGGGCCGGAGCGGGTCTTCGCGCTGCCCGATGGCAGCCGCGTGCTGGTGGATGCCGCCTCCCTGGCCGCCCATGTGGACCCTCGGCGGGCTGGTTGGCTGCCCTATCTGCCCGACCTGCTGGCCGATCCCTTCGAAATCTGGATGGCCTTCGAGCGGCACAAGGGCACCGGCAAGGTCGAGCTGCGCAAGCGGATCATCAAGGTGGTCGATACCGACAAGGGGGCGTTGACCCTGGTGGCCCAGGCCAACAAGGGGCGGCTGGAGGCCTGGACCTTCGTGCCCTCGGACAAGCCCAAGCAATTGGACCGGTCCCGGATCGGCAAACTGTTGTATGGGAGATAGTGAGGTGGGGCCCTCGCCGAGGTGGCCGGCGGAGCGCCGGGCGATGGTTGTCGGAGCCACTCCCGACCAGCGCCGTCGTGCGCCCATCATAGCGCCGCTGGCGGGCGAAATCAATTCCGGGTCCGTGGGCAAGGCCCTGCCGTCCACCCCCCCGTTAGACCCCCGTTAGAGGCGCGGCAATGGGCATGCGTCCAGGCAGGCGGGGTTGGGGATTGCGCGGGCGGGAAAACCAGGGCAACAATGAGGCGCGCATCCCCCATGCCGCCCGGCCCTGAAATCCCTCAGGGTTACCCTCCAAGACCGCAGCCCCTAGCCTGATCCGCATGGTTTTCCCGATGCGGGGGCGCACCCTTGGCCGACACCCTTACCCTTGAAGCCGTCGAGATCCTGCGGCCCGGTACCTATGCCGACGCCAATGGCCGCCAGGTGACTGTGACCACGGCCGACATGATCGAACTGGCCGCCGCCTATGATCCGGCCCTGCGCGACGCCCCGGCGGTGGTGGGCCATCCCAAGATGGACGATCCCGCCTATGGCTGGATGCGCAACCTGCGGGTCGATGGCGAGGTGCTGCTGTGCGACCTGGACGGGGTCGATCCCGATTTCGCCGCCAGCCTCCAGGCCGGGCGCTACAAGCACCGCTCGCTGTCGTTCTATCGCCCGGCATCGCGGGGTAACCCCAAGCCGGGCTCGCACTACCCCAAGCATCTCGGCCTGCTGGGCGCCCGCGCCCCGGCGGTGCCGGGCCTCAAGCCCATCGCCTTCGGCGAGGGGGACGACGATGCCGTCGTCATCGATCTGTGCGCCGCCGACTGGCGGATGCCCTGGGCCTTTCGCTCTATCGCCAACGGTTTCGGCCGTTTCCGCGACTGGCTGATCCAGGAGCAGGGCGTCGAGGCCGCCGATAAGATCATGCCCGCCTATGTGGCCGAGGATCTGCGCTCCACCGCTGCCGGCATCGAGGCCGATACCCAGGCCGAGGAGCGGGCCGCGCCCACCACCAGTTTTTCCACTCCCGACAATGGAGGCCCCATGGGGACCCAAGAGGATCTGGCGGCCCGTGAGGCCGCGTTGATCAAGCGCGAAGCCGAGTTGGGCGCTCGCGAGAAGACTGTCGATGCCCGCGCGGTGGCCCTGGCCGCCGCCGAGGACGACAGCCGCAAGAAGGACGATGCCGCCTTCGTGGACGGCCTGATCGCCGAGGGTCGTCTCGCCCCCGGCGAGAAGGATTCGGTCCTGGCCGAACTGGCCGCCATGGATGACGGCGCCGCCGTGATCGAGCTGGCCGCCGACGAGGGCAAGACGGTCAAGCTGACCCCGCGCCAGGCCTACCGTTCGCGCCTGTCCAAGGCCTCCAAGCTGGTGGAGCGCGGGGAATTCGACAAGGGCAAGCGCGACCCCGGCGCCGTCGATTTCGCCGCCCCCGACGGCTACACGGTCAGCCCCCTCAGCGCCGACATCAACGCCAGGGCGATCGCCTATCAGCGTGCCCATCCCGAAATCGATTACGCGACGGCGTTGGCCGCAATCCTGAAGTAAGGAGGTCCCCTTGCACCCCACCTTCACCTCTCTTTACACCCGCAGCGTCACCGCCTCCGGCGCCATCGCCTCGGCGCGCTGCGTCAAGGCCGGCGGCGCTCAGGCCACGGCCATCGGCGAGAAGATTCTCGGCATCGCCCGCTACGGCGTCGCCGATGGCCAGGCCGCCACCATCGACGTGCTGGGCTCCGCCCTGGCCGAGGCCGGCGCCGCCCTCAATCTCGACGACGATCTCACCACCGATGCCGTCGGCCGGGTGATCCCGGTCACCGACGCCGCGACCCAACGCCCGCTGGGCCGCGCCCTGTCGGCCGCGTCCGCCGCCGGCCAGAAGGTCGAAGTCCTGCTGCTGCCCCGTTAAGGAGACCGTTAATGACCATTCCCGGCGCCATCCTCTCGCCGGTCGGCCCCGGCAACGTTCGCGTTGCCGATGCCGTCCTCACCAATCTGGCCCTCGGCTATTCCAACACCGATGCCGTGGGCTCCCTGCTGTTTCCCTCGGTGCCGGTGATCCTGCGTGCCGGCAAGATCATCCGCTTCGGCCTGGAGGCGTTTCGCCTTTACAGCACCAAGCGGGCTCCCGGCGCCCACATCGCCGAGGTGATGTTCGGCTACACCGCCGACGACTACGCGGTGGTCCAGGACGCCATCACCGCCAAGATCCCGGTGGAGATCGCCCAGGAGGCTCAGGCCGCCCACAACATCGACCTGGGCCAGGGGGCGGTCAGCCTGACCATGGAGGTGTTGACCCAGATCCAGGAGCACGATCAGGCCACCCTGGCCACCAGCGCCGCCAGCTACGACGCCAATCACAAGCTGGCCTACACCAACCTCACGTCGTGGTGGAACGACGACTCCAAGCCGCTGACCGACATCGCCGAGGCGAAGGAGGCGGTGCGCCGCACCTGCGGCCGCTATCCCAACACCTTCGTACTGAGCCCGAGCGCCTGGTCGGCGGTACGCCGGCATCCCCAGGTTCTGGCCCGCTTCCCGGTGCACGAGGGCGTCATCACCCTGGAGCAGTTCGCCAAGCTGATCGAGATCGACACCATCCGCGTCGGCACCCGCACCTATTGGGATGACGGGCTGGACGGCTTCCAGGATATGTGGGGCGCGCACGCAGTCATGGCCTGGGTCAACCCCACCGCCCAGAATCCGGCGACCAAGCCCGGCATCTTCCAGCGCGCCATGCCCAGCTTCGGCTACACCTACACCCTGGTCAACGGCCTGGTGGTCGAGCAGCCCTACTATCACGAGGACACCCGCAGCTGGAAGTACCCGAACCTGCGGGAGCAGAAGTCGGTGCTCACCGGCATGCTGGCCGGCTTCGTCTTCATCGGCGCGGGGACCAAGTAAATGCCGGGCTATATCGCCCACGGGCATCTCCGCCTTTCCTCCGGCCACCACAAGCCGGGAGAGGTTTTCGAGGCGCCCGATGCCGAGGTCGCCGAACTGCTGCGTCAAGGCATGGTCTCCCTGGCCGGGAGGGAGGCTCTCGCCGAATCGCCGGACGCCGCCGCTGCCGCCGATCGGGACGTGGAGACCGACGATCTGCACCGCCGGGTGAAGGATCTCCATGAACAGCTGGCCACTGCCGCCCGGCGGGCAGAGGTGGCCGAGGCCGAACGTGACGTAGCCCTCTCCCGCGCCGCTGCCGCCGAGGCAGCCTTGGCCGACGACAAGACGGGGGCCAACGACAAGACGGGCGCTGCCCCCGCCAGCACGGTGGAACAGGGCACCTCTCAGGCCAAGGCAGCCACCAGGCCCAAGGCCAAGGGGTAACGGGCCATGACCTACGCCACCAAGGCCGACATGATCGCCGCGTTCGGGGAGGTCGAGCTGATCGAGCTCACCGACCGCGCCGACCCGCCCGCCGACGCCATCGACGACGCGGTGCTGTCGGCGGCGCTGGCGGCGGCTGGGGCGGAGATCGACGGCTATGTGGGCCGGGTGGCGGTCTTGCCGCTGGCGGTGGTGCCCGAGTCCCTGCGGCAACTGGCCCTGGCCATTGCCCGCTACCGCCTGGCCGCCGACCAGCCCGATGGCCGGGTGCGGGTGGATTACGAGGATGCCATCGCCACCCTGGAGCGTATCGCCAAGGGCCTGTTCGTCCTTGATCTGCCGCCCGGTTTGCCCGAGCCCGCCAATGCCGGCGGGCGGGTACAGGGCACCGCCGCGCCGCGCGTGTTCGGCCTCGGGGGCACCTGGCCATGAGCGGCGCCTCCCTGGTCTCCGACTTCTCCGGGCTCGCCCGCGTCCAGGCGCTGCTGCGCCAGGTGGGCGAACGTCTGGCCGACCCGAAGCCGTTGCTGACCGATATCGGCGCGGCCCTGGTCACTTCGACCCGGAACCGCTTCGACACTCAAAGCGGCCCCGATGGCCGCCGCTGGGCGCCCCATTCCGCCGATACGGTGATCAGCCGTCTCGGTGGCACCAAGCGCGTCTACACCCAGAAAATGCGATTCCGCAAAGGGACGCAGGCCCGCATGGGCAATCTGCGCATCCTGTTCGCCGAAGGGCATCTGCGCAATTCCATGACGTTCCGCGCCAGCCGCACCGGTGTCGAGATCGGCACCAGTCTGGCCTACGGCGCCATCCACCAGTTCGGCGGCAGGGCCGGGCGGGGCAAGAAGGTCTCCATCCCGGCGCGGCCCTATCTCGGCCTGTCGGCCGCCGATGAACAGATGATCGAAGGCCTGGCCCAGGCCTATCTGCGCGAGGTGCTGCCGTGATCATCTCCGGCCTCGAACAGGCGATCATCGACCGCATCATTGCCCATGCCGGCACCGGCGCCGGCAAGCTGGGCTATGCCCTGACCGTCGGCGGCTATGGCGGCGAGTTCGACACCGACCAGGAGCTGGCGAGCGCGGCCGTCAACTTTCCGTGCGCCCTGGTGTTGCTCAAGGAGATCGGCGCCGGTGTGGATGTCGGGCAAGGCCAGAAGGTCCGGCTGACCTATACCGTCTTCGTCGCCGCCCAGAACCGCCGCAACGAGGCCGCGCGGCGGCGGGGCGCCGCCGGCAAGCCCGGCTCCTACCAGATCGCCTGGGACATCCGCCAGCTGCTGAAGATGCAGATGCTGGGCTTCGACGATCAGATCGACGGGCTGGTGCCCGGCCCGGTGCAAAGCGTCATCAACGGCAAATCCAACAACCGCTCGATCTCGGTCTATGCCTGCTCCTTTTCTACCATTTGGTACGAGGATCTGTCGCCGGTCTCCGACGAGGCCATGGGCGAATTCCTCGAATTGGACGTGGCCTGGGACGTGCCGCCGCTGGGCAACGTCCAGCCGCCTCTGCCGACCGCCGAGGCCGACGCCCGCGACCTGATCAAACCGAGGGAAAGCAACCCATGAAGATTCTGCACCTGAAGCCGGCCGAAGGGCTGGTGATTCGCGATCCGGCCACCGGCCGTCCCATCCCCGCTCATGGCGCCAGCGTCCCCGCCAGCCCGTTCTGGCGCCGGCTCGCGCGCCACGGCGACGTGGTCGAGACCACTGCGGCGGAGATCGCCGCCGGTGAGGCGCCCGAGGCCGCCCCGCCCGAGGCCGCCCCGGCGGAAGCCACCCAGGCGGAAACCGGCAAAGCCGCCCGCAAGGCCAAGGAGTAGTCCCCCATGATCTCCTTCAACACCATCCCCATCGACCTGCGCTCGTCCGGCCAGTACGTGGAGTACAACAACAGCCGCGCCGGCCAGAAGCTGGTGGGCATGCCGGTCAAGATCCTGCTGATCGGCCAGAAGCTGAGCAACGGCAGCGTGGCCATGCTCCAGCCCACACGCGTGGCCAATCCCACCGAGGCCGCCGGGCTGGTGGGCAAGGGCTCGCAGCTTTACGCCATGGTCGCGGCCTTGAAGGCCGCCAACACCTCCATCGACACCTGGATGATCGCCCTGCCCGACGACGCGGCGGCCCTGGCCGCCAGCGGCGGAATCACCTTCAACGCCGCCGCTCCCGTCTCGGGCACCTTCACCCTGCGCCTGGACGGCATCCGCATCCGCATCGCCATCGCCGCCGGGCAGGCCGTCGCCTCCATGGCGACCGCCCTGGCGGCTTCCATCAACGCCGACCCCGCCCTGCCGGTCACCGCCACTTCCGCCGCCGGCGTGGTCACCTGGACCTGCCGCTGGAAGGGCGCCACCGGCAACGCCATCGACGCGCGGGTGGGCCATTACGAGGAGGAGGCTCCGCCCGCCGGTCTGGACTACACCTTCACCGCCATGGCCGGCGGCACCGCCGACCCCGATGTGGGCGACGCCCTGGCCGTGGTGGCCGGCGACTGGTACACCGACATCGTCTGCCCCTATGCCGACGCCGACAACATCACCCAGCTGGAGGCCGACGGCGAGCGGCGCTGGGGCGGCACGGTGATGACCGACGCCCATTATTATGTGGGCAAGCACGGCACCTACGGCGCCCTGGCGACTTTCGGCAATACCCGCAACTCGCCCAACCTCACCTATATCGGCGGGTACGAACAGCCCGTCGTCGCCGTGGAAATGGGCGGCGGCCCTGGCCGGCATCTGCGCCTTTGAAGCCAAGCAGGACCCGGCCCGGCCCTATCAGACCCTGGTGTTGCCGCGTGGCCAGATCCTGGCTCCGCCGGTGGGCGACCGCTTCGACCTGGACGCCCGCGAGCAGCTGCTGAAGGACGGTATCTCCACCTGGTGGGCCGACGACGACGGCTCCATCCGCCTCGACAACATCATCACCAGCTACCAGCGCAATTCCTATGGCTACGAGGACACCTCGTATCTGCAGCTGGAGACGGTCAAGACCCTGGCCTTCCTGCGCTATTCCATGCGCGCCCGCATCGCCCAGCGCTTCCCCCGCCACAAGCTGGCCGGCGACAGCTTCGAGCTTCGCCCCGGCCAATTCATCGTGCGGCCCAAGGATATCCGTCACGAGCTGATCGCCCTGGCCGGCGACTGGCAGGACGCGGGCCTGGTGGAAAGCATCGAGCAGTTCAAGGCCGAATTGCTGGTGGAGCGCGATACCAACAACGTCAACCGGGTCAACTCCATCGTGCCGCCGGATCTGGTCAACCAGTTCCGCGTCTTCGCGGCCCGCGTCGACTTCATCAACTAAGGGGGCAGTATCATGACGAAACTGGCGGGTCAGGCGACCGTCACCAAGAACGGCGCGGTTCTGCGCCTGCTGCCCAAGGTCGAGCTTGACCCCGGCGGCGTCAATCGCAAGGTCCATGTGGGCGCCGGCGGCGTCATCAACGGCGTCACCGAGGAGACGGCGCCCGGCGTGCTGAAGGCCAAGGGGCAACTGGCGGCGGGCGAACGCCTGAGCGACTTCGCCTTCGCCGACGCCACGGTGATCGCCACCATGAACACCGGTCAGGTGTTCATCTTCCGCGACGCCTGCACCCTGACGACCCCAAAATGGGGCTCGGGCGATGGCGAGGTGGAGGTGGAGATCGGCTCGGCGTCGGCCATCCCGGAGGAGATCTGACATGGCCGAGATCAAGGTCCCCCTGCCCACCGGCAGCAAATTCGGCGAGCGCACCGCCGTCATCGCCATCCTGCGCGAGCTGGGCACCGCCGACATCGTCGGTGCCGGCGAGGATTCCGAGAAATGCGTTCTCGGTCCCGACGGGCAATACCACCTGGTGGTCAGCCCGACCCTGTCCGGCCTGCATCTGCTGCGCCGTCAGATCAAACGGCTGGAGGATGCGGGCGGCACCGTCATGGACGGCCCGCTGGACGTGCCCATGTTCTTCAGGTTGGCACCGGAGGACTTCCTGGCGATCCAGCAGGCGGCCGAGACCATGGACAAGGCCGGGCAGGAGGCCCTGGACCGGATGTCCGAGCGGGGGCGAGGTGCTCCGCCATCGTGATCTGTTCGCCGATCTGGCCCTGTTCCTGCCGGGCCGGATCGGCTGTACGCGGGCCGACGTGATGGCCATGTCGATTCGGGCCGTCACACGGCTGGTTACCAAGGTAGCGAAGTAAATGGGCGATCTGGCCGCATATCTCGGGCTCTACGTCAAAGGCGATGCCGCCCACAAGGTGGACGAGCTGGAGAAGGGCTTTCAGCGCCTGTCCACCCGTGGCGAGGCCCATATGGGCGCGCTGTCGCGCTCCATGGGCGTGGCGGGCCGCGCCGTGGACGGCCTGGCCAACCGCTACACCGCCCTGCTGTCGGGCGCGGCGGGCGTCGGGGCCGTCAAGTTCACCGGCGATCTGCAAGAGCGCATGAACTACATGGGCATCACCGCCGGCAAGTCGGCGGAGGCGATGGACGCGCTGAAAAAGCAGGTGTTCGCCATCGCCCAGGCCCCCGATATCCGCCTCGATCCGGCCCAGTTGCTGGATGCGGTCGACGCCATCGTCGAGAAGACCGGCGACCTGGATTTCGCCATGGCCAATCTGCGCAACATGGGTCTGGCCATGCGCGCCACCAAGGCCGAGGGCAAGGATGTCGGCGCCTGGGCGGCGCAACTGTCCGAAAAATTCAACATCAAGACGCCGGAAGGCGTCCTGGCCGCCATCGACCATTCCATCAACGCCGGCAAGGCCGGTGCCATGACCTTCAAGGATCTGTCCACCCAGGGCGAACGCCTGGCGGCGGCCTACGGCGCCATGGGGCGCAGCGGCCCGCAGGCCGCCATGGAAGTGGACGCGACCATCCAGATGATCCGCAAGGGCGTCGGTGGTTCGGAACAGGCCGCCACCGCCTTCGAGGCGATGATGCGCACCTTTGGCGATGCCGAAAAGCTGAAGAAGCTCAAAGCCGTCGGCATCCGCGTCATGGACCCCGAAGACCCCAAGCGCATGCGCTCGGCGGTGGATCTCTACAAGGAGCTGATCACCAAGTCCAAGGGCGACGTGTCAAAGCTCTCCACCATCTTCGACGCCGAAGCCATGCGTGCCTTCAACGCCGGTATCACCGAATTCAAGAACACCGGCGGCCTGAAGAGCATTGACGAGTTCATGGGCGTGGCGGCGGACGGTGTCACCACCAAGGCCGATGCGCTCCGCGCCAATTCGAAAAACATCAACGCTTCCATGATCGCCTTGACCACGGCGGCCAAGCAGTTCGCCGATACCAATCTGGCGGGGCCGGTGGGGGAACTGGCCGACGCCATCGGCAAGCTGCAGCCGGAGCAACTGCAATCAACCATGACGGCGCTGAAATACGGTGCCATCGCCGTGGCCGGGGTGATCGCCGTCAAGAAGGGGTTCGATGCTGTCCGCTGGACCGCCGACACCATGCGCTTCGTCAAGGGCGGCAGGGGCGGCATCGCGGGCGCGGCGGCTGGAGGGGCCGGGGGGATCGCCGGTGGCGCCCCCATACAGGTCATCGTCATGAACTGGCCGGGCGGGGCCTTGGGCGGCGCCCCGGTGATCGGCCAAGGGGCGGGGCAGGCTGGCGCGCCCGCCACGGCTGCCGCATCGGCCGCCGCTGGCTCCAAGGGGCTGCTGTCGCGCATCGCGTCGCGCGGCGCCGGCATCGCCAGTGCCATCGGGCGGCATGCCGCACCGCTGGTCACCGTGGGCCTGGGGGCCTATGACGCCATCGATTCCTACCTCGACGGTGACAAGCGCTCGGCCATCGGCGCCGTGGGCCGCACCGCCGGCAGCCTGCTCGGTGCAATGGGCGGCGGCGCCCTCGGCTCCATGGCGCTGCCCGGCGTCGGCACCCTGGCCGGCGGCTTGGCCGGGGCGCAGGCCGGGGGCATGGGCGGCGAGACCATCGCCAATCGCCTCTACGACTGGCTGGCCGGCGAGAAGGAGCGGGCCTCCGAACCCACCAAGGTGGAAAGCACCGTGGCGCTGCGCCTCGATCTGCCGCCCGGCGTGACGGCCAGGGCCACCAATCTGTCGTCCTCGTCCGGCCTGGACGTCGACCTCGGCTATACCGTGCTGGGGCCGTGATGGGCTGGAAAGACACTCTGCGCAAGGCGTCCTGGCGTGGTGCCGAATTCTATTGGACCGACGCCAACACCACCTTCGACCCCATGGTGGTGGTGCATAAATACCCCCAGCGTCGGGGTGGCTGGTCCGAGGATCTGGGCCTCGGCCCCGATGAGTTCGAGGTGGTGGGCTATGTGCTGGGCGCCGATTACATGGTCGCCCGCGACGCGCTGATCAAGGCCATCAAGGAGGGCGGCCCCGGCACATTGGTGCATCCCACCATGGGGGAAAAGACGGTGGTCTTGAAGCCGCCGGCCCGCATCCAGGAAAGCACCCGTGAAGGCGGCATGGCCCGCTTCACCCTGGTGTTCGTCGAAGAGGGCGAGAACAGGTATCCCACCGAAACCGCCATCAGCGCCACGGCCGCCGCCGATGCGGTGGATGCCGCCCAGGTTGCCGTCGCCGAGGATTTCGACCGGAATTTCGACACCGGCGGCCTCGACCTGCTGGAAAGCGACGCCGCCCAGGCCTTGCTCAATGTGGCGGGAGTAATCTCCGAATCCATGGGGGCGCTCCGCCATGTGATGCGCACCGTCGAGGGCGTCATCCTCACCACCAGCGCCATCGGTGCAGGCCCTCTGGATCTGATCCGCGATGCCCGCAGCTTGGCCGCTCGTCTGGCCGCCCTGTTTGGTGGCCTGGCATCCGGCGGTTCCGGTACCGCGTCCTCGTCCCTGTCGGCCCTGTCCCTGATCTCCGGCGGAATCGGTGCCATCAAGACCACGTCGGCCTCGGCGCGCCAGGATACCAACCGGGCGGCCCTGGATCTGCTGGTGCGGCGCTCAGCCGCCATCGGCGCGGCGGCGGTGGCGGCATCCGCCGGTTATTCCAGTCGCGACGATGCCATCGCCGCCCGCGATCATGCCGTCAAACTGCTGGACGCCGCCCGTATCGACGACGGCGCCACCGGCAAGGTGTTCGCGGCACTGACCGATCTGCGGGCGGCGACGGTCAGGGCCTTGACCGACAAGGCGGGTACCCTGGCCAGCGTGCGGTTGATCGAGATGGCCGAGTCCATGCCGTCGGTGCTGCTGGCCTATCGCGAACTGGGCGATGCCACCCGTGCCGCCGAGCTGGTGGCCCGCAACCGCGCCCGGATCTGGCACCCGCTGTTCGTCCCCGCCGGGGCCACCATCGAGGTGCTCAATGATTGACCCGCGCGACATGGTCACTCTGCGGGTGGCTGGGGTGGAGTACGGCGGCTGGACCGCCATCAACTCCATCCGCACCGGCATGGACGCCATCGCCGGCGGATTCACCATTGCGCTGACCGAAAAGTGGCCGGGCGCGGCCCAGCGTCCTATCCACAAGGAGGACGCGGTCGAGCTGCGGATCGGCGACGACACCGTCATCAAGGGCCATGTGGACGAGGTGGCGCGCGAGATCTCCGCCGGCACCCACACCATCGGGGTGACGGGGCGCGACGCCACCGCCGATCTGGTGGATTGCTCCACCATGCTTGCTCCCGGCGAATGGAAGGACCGGGGGCTGGCCGACATCGTCCGCGAGATCTGCGCCCCCTTTGGGATCGCCGTCGAGGTGGCGCCCGGCGCCGATCCGGGCAAGGCCTTTGCCGGATTCACCCTGCAGAAGGGGGAGAAGTCCCTGGCCGCCATCCAGCGCCTGTGTGCGGCGCGCGGCATCCTTCCCTATTCCGATGGCCGCGGTGTGCTGGTGCTGGGGCCGGGCCAGCCGGGGCGCATCTCCACCCGACTGGTCGAGGGCGTCAACATCAAGGCGGGGAAAGCCAAGGACAGCCGCATCGGTCGCCATCGCGATTACACCGTCTATTCCCAGACCAATCTGTGGGGCGACGCCAACGCCAATGCCGGCACCAAGGGCACCGCCCATGATGCCGGCATCCGCCGTTACCGTCCCACCGCCCGCATGGCCGACGATCTAGCCGACGGCATTACCGCCGCGCAGCAGGCGGCATGGGATGCCAAGATCGCCAAGGCCAAGGCCGAGACGGTGGAGATCACCGTCCAGGGCTGGCGCCACGCCACCGGGCTGTGGCGCCCCAACAGGCTGGTTCCGGTGTCCGCGCCCAGCCTCCAGATCGAAGGCGACCGCCTGATCGCCAGCGTCGAGCGCACCCTGGACGAGCAGGGTGGCACCATCGCCAGGCTGTCCCTGGTCGGCCCCGGCGCCTTCGACCTGCTGGCGCAAAAAGAGCAGGGGGCGGTGACATGGTGAGACGCCTGATCGCCGCCGCTCTCCAGCCGCTGCGCGACCGCTTGGCCATGATGGTCGGGCGCGGCGTGCTGGCGGCGTTGGAGGCCGATGGCGGCCTCATGCGGGCTGGCATCAAGGGCATCGACGACGAGGTATTGGGCGAACGGGATTACGTCCTGGATTACGGCATCTCCACCCGGCCCCATCCCGGCGCCGAGGCGTTAATGCTGTTTCTGGCGGGGCTGCGCTCTAACGGTGTGGTGGTCCGCCTTTACGACCGCCGGTACACGATCAGCCTGGAATATGGCGAAGTGGCCATCCATGACGATAAGGGCCAGAAGGTCCATCTGACCCGCACTGGCATCGCCGTCACCAGCCCGCTCGACATCACCGTCGCATCCGCCAAGACCCTGCGCCTGGCCGGCGAGCGGGTGCACATCCATGCGACCAAGTACCTGGACGTGGATTGCAACGGCCATGGCTGGTGCTGGGCGTCCCTGGGCGCCTCCTACACCGTGACAAACTACGTCATCGGCGAGGTCTCGTCGGCGACGGTGGCGGTGTCCCCGGCGGAGGTGCCCCATGGCGACTGACCGGCTGATCACCTTCGACCCCGCCACCCTGTCCGGTGACCTGGGCCTGGGCGAGGACGGCGCCATCGTCATGACCGACGGGCTGGAGACGGCGGTGACCATCAGCCTGTTCACCGACCGCCGCGCCCGTGACGACGACGCGATTCCCGACAACAGCGGCGACCGCCGGGGCTGGTGCCTGACCCATCGCCAGCAGGATGAAGACCCCGAGTCGGACGAGATCGGCTCCTGGCTGTGGCTGCTGCATCGCGAGAAGCAGTTGGCCAGCGTGGTGGCGCGGGCCAGATCCTACGCCGAGACCGCCCTGGCCTGGATGGTGCGGCGCAAATACGCCCGCCAGGTCACCGTTACCGCCGAAATCACCGCCCCCGGCCTGCTGGGCCTGTCCGTGGAAATCATCCGCCGCGACGGCACCCGCTGGAGCCGCATCTACGATTATTACTGGACCCGACATGCCGCTTAGCCGCCCCACCTACAAGGCGCTGCTGGAGCGCTACATCGCCACCATCGAGACGCGGCTGCCCGGTGCCGATGCCCGGCTGCCGGCCAGCGATCTCAATGTCAGCGGCCATGTCATCGCCGAGGTGGCCAGCGGCCTCTACGATTTCGGCCTGCGCATCGCCGATCAGATCCTGCCCAACAGCGCCGATACGGATCAGCTGGAGATCATCGCCGCCGACTGGGGCATCCACCGCAAACCGGCGGTGCCCGCCACCGGCACCGTGACACTGACCCGCAGCGGCGCCGCCAACGTGGTGGTCGGCGCCGGGACCGTGCTGCGTTGCGCCGGCCGGGATTATACGACGGATGCCGAGGTGACGGTCAGCACCGCCACCATGGAGGTGGCCGTCACGGCGGTGTCCGCCGGAATCGCCGGCAATCAGGATGCCGGCCTGTCCATGGCCCTAGCCTCGCCCATTGCCGGCATTGCCGCCAAGGGCATCAGCGGCGAGATCTCCGGCGGCTCGGATCAGGAGGAGCCCGCCAGCCTGCTGGCCCGGCTGCTGGCCCGCATGCGCCGCCCGCCCCATGGCGGCGCCGCCGATGATTACGAGGCATGGGCCTTGGCCTGCGACGGCATCACGCGGGCCTGGGTCTACAAGGCGACGCCCCGGCGCGGCTTTGTCACCGTGCTGGTGGTCCGCGACAACAACGAGGGCGGGCCGATCCCCACCGAGGGCGAGGTGGCGGCGGTCCAGGCCTATATGGACCGGCCCGACGTGGCCCCGGTGTGCAGCGAGTGCATCGTTCTGCCCCCCACGTCCGTCGCCCATGATCTGGTCATCCAGATATACCCCAACAATTCGGAGGTCCGCGCCACGGTCGAGGTGGCGATCCGCTCCTGGTACCGCGCCGAATCGGTGCCCGGCCAGCTGGGTGCCCTGTCGCGCCTGTCGGCGGCGATCAGCGCCGCCGATGGCGAGATCAAGCACCGCATCGTGGCGCCGGCCGCCGATGCGGTGCTGAGTGCCTTCGAGATGGCCCTGGTCAACTCCATCACCTTCCAGGATTACGCCTGATGGCCCGCGATACGGAGACCTATGCCCGCCTGATGCTGGCCCTGTTGCCGCCCGGTCGGGCATGGCCGCGCGATCCAAACAGCCTGCGCGGACAAATGGTCGCGGCGCAATCCGCCGAGTTCGCCCGGATCGACGCCGCCTTCGAGCAGATCCTGGCCGAGCGCTCGCCCGCCACCGCCTTGCTGCTGCTGGCCGAGTGGGAGGCCGTCCTCGGCCTGCCCGACGAATGCACCGGCGGGGCCGAGACCATCGCCGAGCGCCGTGCCGCCGCCCATGCCCGCATGATCGCCACCGGCGGCCAGTCGCCGGCCTATTTCGTCGAGCTGGCCAAGGCGCTCGGCTACGACATCACCATCACCCAATACCGCGCCCGCTGGTCCGGTCGGCGCCGCTGCGGCGAGTCCTTCGGGGCCGAGGACATGCAGTGGACCTGGAAGGTCAGCTGCACCACCGGCACCATCCGTCCCCGTCGCTTCGGCCAGTCCTTTTGCGGCGAGAAATTCACCACCTGGGGCAACTACCCCCTGGTCTGCATGATCCGGCGCCTGGCTCCAGCGGGCACCGTGGTCCTATTCGAGTAGCGAGGACACGATGGATTATCCCCTCAGTTTGACGGATGTGTACCTGCACCTCGGCAAGTTCACCGACGGCACCGCCGACGGGAGCATCCCGCCGTCCCGTGATCCGGCCAGATGGAATAACGACGTCACCGACGAACTGCTGGCCGTCATCGTGGCTGGGGGCGGTGTGCCCGACGAAGCCAATCTCCATCAGGTGCGCGACGCCATCGCCGCCATGATCGCCGAGGCCGTGGCTGCCGCCGCCTTCAGCATCCCGGCGCTGCCCGACCACGCCGGCGCAGCCGCCGATGGCGACGAGCTGGCCATCGCGGTGGGGGGCGCCCACAAGCGGATCTCGGTGGCCGAGCTGTTCACCAACCGCGCTGGTGTCGACCAGATTGCCCGCGATATGGCGATGGTCAACGCCTTCCAGCTGTCCATATCGGGCAGCATCGCCGCCGGTACCTTCGCCGACTGGGCGCGGGTCAATACCTTCCCGTCCGACAATTTGCCGACCAAGTCCGGAGCCGTCTGGGACGCCGTGACTAAGACCTACGGCAATCAGAGCGGTTACAGCGCGGACATCGTCGTCGGCGCGACCGTCACCGCCAGCAGCAATTACGGTGCGTCCTATACTCCCGACAAGGCGCTTGACGGTAATGGGGCGACTTGGTGGCAGGCTGCCGAGTTGAGCCCATGGTTCCGCATTCAGCTCACGGGTCCGAAAAATATCCGCCGGGTCTCAATCCAGACCCATCCAGCGGCAGGCAATTCCGGGCCGAAGACCTTCACCCTGAAGGCCTGGGACGGCGCCGCCTACCAGGCCGTCTATACCTTTCCGGTCCAGACCGGCTGGGCTAACGGCGAGACCCGCGTATTGGACGTGCCAGCCCACGCCTACACCGTCTCGGACTATCGCATCGACATCACCGACAATGAAGTGGGCAATACCTCGCCCTCCATTGCCGAGTTTAAGGCTTATGAGCTGACCGCGCCCTCCAACATGGTGCTGGTTGACAGCCCGTTCACCGTGCCCGCCGCGCCGCTCGATGGCCGCCTGTCCCTGCTGCACCGCTTCACCGGAGCCGGCGTCCTCAACACCGACATCAAGGCGTTCATGGCTCGTGATGGCTCGGGCGCCGGCGGCTGGGTCGAGGGCGTGCTCTCGCTTCAGGACGCCTACGTCTACGGCACCACCTACAACAATCTGGTGGCCGACTTCGACCTATCGACCTTGCCCGCCGGCACCCAGCCGCTGGTCAAGATCACGACCCATAACACAGTCGAGCAGCAGATCCGCGCGCTCGGCGCCATCGCGTCCTGATGAGGTGACCTCCATGTCCGACACCGTGACCACCGGCCCGTCCTATCGCGTCCAGCGCCGCGAGCGGTACCTGCGCGACATCCCCGAGCACGAGTTCCGCGCCGCCGTGCTGGACTACCTGCTGGACGGCAATTCCGCCGCCCTCGACGCTATCAGGGAGAAGATTGAGACCATCAAAGTGGCCATACCGAAGGTGGCGGCCTGATGGCGGCCTGGGCCGCCCCTGAGAGACAGACTCCCCCGCCGGTCTCGACCGGCGGGGGGATGGGCGCACCAACGCCCAGAGCCACGGGAGTATAGCCCGCATGTACCAGACCCGGCCGCAATCTGGCCATCCCCGCACCCGGTGCACGGGCGGGGTGATAATGGGCATGCATCATCATGGAGTCCATCCTTTGCGGGACATGCCGGCGCAAGCTGGCCGAGGCCGACATCACCGGCCGCCTTGCCATCAAGTGTCCGCGCTGTGGCGCGGTCAACCAGATCCAGAGGGCCACGAGCCCCTTACCCGAGCGCCGGGCCGGCCTCGCCGGCAGTCCAACCGACTGCGCGACATGCGCCGGAGCGCCCGAACGGGAGCGTGTTCCTTGACCCATCAATCCGACTTCCGACCGGTCTCACCGGCCAAACCCGTGGCGGCCTATATCGGCGGCAAGCGCCTGCTGGCCGCCACCATCATCGACCGCATCGCGGCGATTCCCCACGCCACCTATGTGGAGCCCTTCGTGGGCATGGGCGGCGTCTTTCTGCGCCGGTCACTGGCTCCGAAATCCGAGGTGATGAACGACATCAGCCGCGACGTGGTGACCCTGTTCCGGGTCCTGCAGCGTCACTATGCCTATTTCATCGACTTCCTGCGGTTTCGCGTCACGGCCAGGGCCGAGTTCGAGCGACTGCGCCAGACCGACCCGGAGACCCTGACCGACCTGGAGCGGGCGGCGCGCTATCTCTATCTCCAGCGGCTGTCCTATGCCGGCAAGCCGGACGCCGTCTTCGCCGTCCACCCCGGCAGCGGTGCCCGCTTCAACATCACCCGGCTGGAATCCCTGTTGGAGGCGGCCCATGCCCGCCTGTCAGGCGCGGTGATCGAGTGCCTGCCCTGGGCCGACTGCATCCGCCGCTGGGACCGGGCTGACACCCTGTTCTACCTCGATCCGCCCTATTACCGGTGCGAGGATTACTACGGCAAAGGCCTCTTCACCCGAGATGATTTCGGACGTCTGGCCGAGGTGCTGGCGGGGCTGAAGGGGCGGTTCATCATGTCTCTCAACGATACCCCGGAGGTCCGCGAAATCTTCGCCGCCTTCGCCATCGAAACCGTCGAAACGACCTACTACGCCGGTGGCGGCAACAACGCCAAGGCCACCACCGAAGTGCTGATCACCAAGCCGTAG